TATGATCATCAATCTTGTATTCAGCGTATCCTTGTGGAACAATAAACTGAGGACCTAGTCGGTTGATTTCTGAATTGCGGATGAGCGAAAAGTTGTTCCAACCATCATTCATATACTGAATGTAAGCAAGTTTGTGAACTCGTGCCATCTTTGTCTTGACTGCTGTTCGCATAATCAACTCTTGATCATCGCAGATTGGAAGATATTCGCAATAGTTTCCAATTTCATTCAATACAGAACGTTTCCAAATACGAGGATGATTTGGAAGTCCAACAATATGACTCAATGAAACATTGTTAATATTAGGTGATGAAATGACATTAACCCAAACTCCATCATGTTTTTGACAATAGTATCCGGCATATCCTAATCCAAAATGATCACCATAAGTATGTGGCCTTTTATCTTCGTATAAGTGTCCTGTATCCATGTAAACAAATCCAACTTGTGGATCTGTTTGAAATGCCTTCACTGCATCTCCAAAACAATCTGGAAGGATTTCATCATCATGATCGAGTTCAAGAACATACTTACCTCTACACATTGAAGCTACTTCGTTCTTAACGTTACCAATATTTCCACTATTCACAGCTCTTCGATAGAGACGAACACGAGGATCTTGACCGACTAGTTCTTTCAAAAAAGCAAAGTGCTTTTCATCAGGCGAATCATCTAACACAATCCATTCCCAGTCTTTCATAGTTTGTTTCTTCAAACTTTCGTAGGGACGAAGAAACTTGTGATAGGAGTTGTAGCAGGTTGTGAATGCAGAAAAGATAGGACGTGTCATTTCATGAGGAATCAATGTGTTATGAATGTAGCAATAGTTGACTCCGCGATTAAAAGCATCTAAATCTTCAATGGATTTGAAATGAATCCATCTCATTCGCATACGATTCACAAGTTCATTCATAGATACATAATACTCTTCCTCAGTTTCTCCATAGGTTACTAAAATGTGATAGTTACAATCAAACATTTTCAAGATATCCTTTGGATCTGAGGTAAAATTCAAATTACAGTTCAACTTCTCTTCATTTACACTGAGAAATGTGTCGATCGCGGCATACTTCTCATATCTGAAAAAAAGTATATTAGGATATTTCATTACGTATTCACTTTTGTTTATGTTTAACTTCTTATCCTTTCAATTCTTTACGAAGCTCCATCAACATATTCCCTAGAACATTCTTACCAGGCCATTTTGAAGGATCTTTTGCCTTTGCAGTATCTGCAGAAGTTCCAATTGACCAATATTTATCACGTGCAGATGCTTCACCAATGGATCGTGTTCCTGTTTCCAATAGTTTAGTTTTGAGATCTGGATGTTGAATGAACTTTGCTTTCAAAGCTGTTCGCATAACACCATCTTTAGTCTTTTCCCATTCTTCTGAAACAAAATCCTTAACTTTCTTTCCCAATGCCTTGACAGCTTTGGGTGAAGGTGTTTTCAAAATCTTAGCTGCAGAAACTCCATCTCCAAACTGAGTTGCTTTTGCCCATTGAAAGTAGTGTTCCACGGTTGGAAATGTAATTGAATCCACTTGAAAGGGCGCTTCATACATATTAGATAGAACACGCCATTCACCTTTGCCTTCATCTGCGCCTAAGAACAATACAGGTTCCTGTCCAGGTTCTACAACTTTCTTAACAATTCTCTTTTTAGCAGGTGGTTTCTTTTCAGGTGATTTATCTTGTTCACTTCGCTCATCCTTGGGTGGCTCTGCTGGTGGTTCAGCAGGCTTTTCAGGTTCAGCAACAGGAATTTCAACTTCTTGCTTTTCAGTTAGTTTGGGTTTCTTAGGTTCTTTAGATTTCTCAAATACGAAGCTTCGGTGTAAGAAACTGAATGCCTGATGTTCTTGAGTAAGCAGAATGTTATTCTGACTAGCATAGTGATCTCCAAACAATGTAGTTGAGACTAAGTTATATCCATGTTCTTTGAGAACTTCAGTCATCTTCTCAAATGGAACCAAATACTCTTTCTGTGGTTGCTCAAAGCTTTCTAGATGAACTGAAATTGCATTTCCAAATGTTTCAACCCAACCTTGTCCATCATCATACTCCTTGACGAACTCACCAAAGATTTGAGATCCTGAACGGAAGCGATGACTCTTCTTACCCAGCATCAGTGCATAGACAGAAGCTCCATCCAAACACGTTCCAAAGAATAATCCTTTACCGTGGTTTTCAAGATTGGTTGCAAAGGATTCAAAGGATTCATCCGATTCACAGGCATAATGAATTGCCATTTGACAAGAGATCGTATCAAACTCAGTCTTTCCTGCAAAAGTCTGAAGATAGGGAGTGGGTGCAGGTTCAGCTCCTGATACAATGTTTGCATACTTTGCATCTCCTTCAAACAGAGGCTTGGTCATGTCTCCACAGATAAACAGCACTGGAGGGAGATAGTCTGTTGGGTGATTTGCCTTCTCTTTTAAGTATCGAACACAGGCTCCTTGACGTGGAGATGTAATGCAAGCCATCGATGAATCAATGCCGACAACTCGTGAAGGCTTAGTTCGCTTCCACTTCAGAAGATCTCCAGCTCTTCCAACGGCTAGTTCTAGCAATGCATCTCCTTGTTTGATAGAGGATTTATAGAGTTCATCTTTGATGCGATTGTGAAACCCGTAGACATCTTTTAAGATTCTATCTCGTGCATCCAAGTTATCTCGGTAATACATGTCATCTTCAAAGGTCGCATCCGGTGGAGAATCCACTAAGTTTCGGATCATTTCATCTGTGATCGGAACATGAATGTTTGTCCAAATTGAATCAGCTACTGCAATGTCATTACCAAACTGTGGACGTCTCAACACACGATATTGATGTGTTTTATCATATCGTGTTCGCATAATGTTCCAGTGTCCATGTTCAGTGTCATACGAACACTCAATGATTGTGTCATTCTCAACACGGTTACCTTCCATATCCACTGGAATACCTCGGTCATTCAAAGGCAGACTGATAATATGTGCTTCAGGAGCTCGTGGAACAGATGGTTGAAAGGGTGAAGGAACCCTATCACGACTTTCAGCTTGAACTCGTTCCTCAGGTGAAACAACTGGAGGTGTGTATTCACCGGTCATCGTCTCACAAGGATAGATGATATCTCCAGGAGTTCTTGAGATATATAATGTTCCTTTGACAACACGCTTACCTAGGGTTGTATCAAAGCTCTCACCATTCTTGAACTTCACAAGAAAGTCAATACTGTTGTGAGAAGCAGGTTTCCATTTATAAACGGTTGTCCATGTTTTACCCTTACGTTCATTCATAGGTCCAACGGGTGAAGAACGAGGTGTGAAGACTAAACCATCTGTAGGATATTCAAACTTTGTATCCAAGATCTTACGGACAGCTTCTTGCATAGCAGGTCCATCTCCAGCAAGGAACATTTTTGTAACGATTCTCAATGGCTTTCCACCTGGACTTGAAGTGAAGTCTTTTGAGAGGTCACCGACAAAGGATCGAGCGCATCCAAGACGTGATTTGCTCATGTCATCTTCAGAAGTGAAGAGTGGTAATCGTCTTACATCTCGATTGCGATACCAATAGACATCGAAGATACAGAACTGGTTTCGATCTGCAAGATACTCACCGTCTAGAATGTCGCCTACGTGAATGGAGTTGGTCGCCATTAAGCCTGTCCATGTAATGACTGAACTTGGAGTGATTCGAAGAACACGGAGATCTCGCATAACGATCAAGAAGCAACGTTCACCATCTGCCTTGTTGGTAACTGTGTAACCTGAAAGAATATTGTTAGGGCGATCCTCAATCAGATGGCGTCGTTCTAAGGTTACTGGATTTAGAAAGGGAGTTCGTGTAGTCTCAAACTCCATACGATATCTCTGAATATCCGAGGCAGGCAGGATAAACTGAGATCCTTGAAAAGCAGCGATTACTGGAGAGATATGACGAAGCATAGATTCTACGATCACTGTGTCAGGCTTCTCGCGATGAATCACTTCCATCTCAAGTTCGTAGGTAGGTGTCTGTTTTAAGATATCTGCAAAGGTCTTGGTTTGTTTAGTCTTGGACTTGACTTGTGAGAAGTCATATTGAACAATACCGTCCAAACTAGTCCATGATCTGCGATGAAGAATACGGACGTGGCTAACAGCATCCATAGGTGATCCTGAGAAGTCCTTACGTAAATGTTCTTCATGACGAAGTGTGATGCGAATACCGGCATCTGGAACATCAATGGTATCTTGTTTTCCTTGAATGGCTGTAACGACTTCAAAGTATCGGCGCTTTCGCTCTACTTCAAGAGGAACGCCTCGAAAACTTCCAGTGGTGCAGACTTTATGAATATTTTCAGCTCCTGAGACGATGACTCTTAGTCCATCAGGATACATGAAGGTTGCGTGATGCTCATCTACTGGAGCACCTCGAGAGTGAAGTTGAAGGGTTTTGACAATGCGATCGGCAATGTCCTTGGTGTGAATTTGATCGGGGAGAAGTT